GACATCTCGTCGAGGAACGCCTGCGCCTCGGCGTACTTGTTCTGCCGCATCAGGTCGCCGACCACGCCCGTCGCGACCTTGTCGTACACGCGCTGCTCCATCTGCTTCACCTGCGCGGAGTCGGCGGGGATGCCCATCTCGGCGGCAGCGGAGCGGATGCTGTTCAGGGCGACGCCGATGTTGACGTCGTACTCGTCGCGACCGAACGGCTGGCCCGTCATCGGGTTGATGGCGTCCTTGTTGGCGTAGGCCACGACCGCCTGGTCTGCGTACATCTCGCCACGGGCGATGCCCTCCTGGACGTTGTACTTCTTGACCTGCTCGTTGCGGTGTCCGACCATGCGCGTCTGGATCGACGCCATGTTGCGCGCGAGGACGGGCGCGAACATGCGCTTCTGCGTCTCGGTCTGGAGTCCGTCCATCGCCGTCGCGCCGATCTGCGACAGGCGTTCGGACGCGGCCTGGAACTGCGTCTCCGATTCCTTCCCCTGCGTTGACAGGTAGGCGCTCGAGAGTTCCCCGAACTGCGTCAGCACGGCGACGTCGGCCTCCTTTGCCGCCGCCTCGTCGAGCGCGTCCTGAAGGCTTGAGCCGACGCGGAACGCCACGTTGCCGGCCTGCGTCATCGTGCGCCCCAGCTCGATCTGCTGCCTCGGGGCGAGGTTCTCCATCGGCGCGACGCCGGGAGCTGCGAACTGGCCGATGTCGCCTCCGCCCTGCGGTGCGACCTGCGGAACGAATGTCGTAGGTACGGTCGGCATGGATCAGAGCCTCTGCGTTGACACGCCGGACAGGAGTTCCTCGATGCGCTTGTTGCGCGCCCAGTTGCTGCCGATGTCGGCGGCACTTCCGAGCAGACTCGTCCCGAGTGCGAGTCCGGGATAGATGGTGTTCGCGGTCGCTCGCAGGTTCTGCGCGGAGATGTCGCTCATCATCGCCTGCGTCCCGATGTTGAACGCCTGAAGCTTCGCCGCCTCCTGCGCGCGCACGTTCGCCGCGCTCATTGACAGGCGGTCGATCTCCGTCGTGATGTCCATGCTCGCGATGACTTCCTTCGCGGAGCCGACGCCGAGCTGAAGGCCGCGACTTGCCATCGCAGCCCGTGCGCCGGCGCGAGCCTGCGACCGCTGCGCGAGGAACGCGCTCGTCCGCTCCTGCCCCGCGCGACCGATCTCGGCGGCCGTGTACCTCGCCGCTCGCTGGTTGACGCGGCCCATCTCCGCAGCGAACGCCTGGTTCTGCGCCTGCATGCGGAGCTGGTTCTGCTGACTCTGCGCCGCATAGAACGACCCGATGGCCCCGGTGACGGCACCGAAGATCGAGACGATTGGGCCGGCCATCTCCAGACCCTGCGCCACGCCGCTCGCCCAGCTCGGTGCGGCCCCGGCATCTGCCGTGCCGACGAGGAACGTCGAGGATTCGCCGTACAGAGGACTTTGTGCGCCTGCCTGTAGTGCCATGTCAGCCTCCGATTACGACCTCGAGCGTGACCCCGACGATGGTCAGCGGCAGCGGGTCAGACTGCCGCACGAACAGGTATCCGTCCGGGTTCCACGACGGCTTCAGGTCGATGCCGATCTCCTCGGTCTTCAATGCCGGCGGCGAGCCATACGGCTCGGTCGTGCGCTGCTTGAACTCAATGAGCTTCGTGTCGGACGGCCCAGCGAAGATTCCGCTTGAGCGATACACGCGCAGGTACGCCTTGTTGAGGTTCTTGTTCCTGCCCTGCCCGAACGCCTCCATCTGGATAATCATCGGAAGCGTCTTCAGGTCGGACTGATACGGAAGACCGACCTGCACGACGGTCGCCGGACGGTCAAGGGTCACCGATCCGGACGACACCACGCGCTGCGTCATCACCGCGCCATCGCCGAGGATCGACACCGTCTTGCCTTCCAGATGCGACAGGCCACCGACCGTATCTCGCGCCCACGCCCAGGTCGCGGTCGGGACGCCACGGAACGCGGTGCCGAGCGTCTTGTCGACGCTCGCCGTGGCAACGGTCGTGGACGATGTCGCCGTGATCGTGAGCCTGTACTTGGTGCCGTCCGTGTCAGTCAGGACGATGACGTCCCCGACATCGGTCGTGGTTGGCCACGCGAACGTGGTCGCGCTGGCGGTGATCGTGAGGGTCGCCGCCGGCGTCCAATCGCTCGCGGTCGTGACGGTCACGGTCGTTGCCGTGGTGTTCGTGCCGTCGTAGGTCAGGCCGCTGTCAACGAAGAACGCATCCTCGAGCGCGTCGAAGTTGCGTGACGCCATGCGTTCGACGTACCGCTTCGTCGCACCACCGATGGTGCGGTTGACCACGACGTACAGGTAGTCCTCGTCGCCCTCGGATACGACCGTGCAGCTCTCGAACGCGCCGTCAGTCTGGTGCTGGTGCCACGCACCGATCTGCTGCTCCGGGATGTACGTCAGCCCGAGCAGCTTGCCGCTCGTTGACACGAACCACAGCAGCGGCTGCGGAGCCTTCGCGTAGCACATGTCAACGATCTCAAGGTCATCGAACAGGTGCGCCGCTCGGATCGACAGGTCGCCCGTGATGAACCCGCTCGACTGCCAGGAGTAGCCGAGTTCGCGCACGTGGCCGCCGCGAGCCGCGCAGTAGACGACCGCGTTGTTCACGACCACGGGCTGCACGTTGTTCGATCCGATGTACGACTGCGGACGAACCGAGATCGTGGTCGGAGTGAGCGCGTCGCTGTTGATTGGCGAGACGCGCCACTCGGCGGCGTTCGTAAGCGCCAGCAACTGCGTGAGCGGGACGAGGTGCTGGATCGTGTTGTTCTCGCGCGCGGCGACCTTGATGTTGATGCGGTCGGTGTCGAGCAGAGGAGTGTGGTAGATCATGGAACTCTCGGTTCCAGACTCCGTGAACCACATCGACTGCGGTGCCGCATTCGGGCCGGCGAACACGCGGCGTTGCTCGTAGTAGGCGACCGCTCTCGGGTACTGCGTGTCCAGAGAGATGTCGTTGTTCGGGAACGTCACGCCGAGATCCGGCGCGATGTTGTTGTCCTCGAACGATGTACCCGTCGTCGTCCCGATCAGGGCAGCGATGAATCCGGGCGTTTCCTTGTAGATGCGGTACGAGGCTGCTCCGGATACCGCCGACCACGAAAGCAGGTTGTACGAACCCGGAACGTCGAGATTGTTGAACACGGATCGCAGATCGATGTCCGTACTCTCGCGGCCGTCTGCCGTGACCGACGTCACGCGGTACGTCTGCTTCGGGTACGCAGTCGATCCCGGCTGCACATAGCCGCCGCTGACGTATGCGACGAGGGTCGCCGTGTTGATCTGCTGCCCGGTATCGTACCTCTTGATTTTGAACGTACTTCCTGATGCGTCGAAGACGGTGTAGAAGTTGTTGTTAATCGTGTTCGGGTTGGTGAACGTCAACTCGCCGATGAAGACGACGTCGCCGTTCGAGAATCCATGATCGGTCACCGTGGTGAAGATGCCCGGACTGCCGATGGCGACCGCCGTGATGTTGAGCGCACCGCCACGGTACGGTGTTCCGGTGATCGACGAAGGCGAGTTGATCGGCGAATAGAAGCTGATGCTCGTCAGAGTCCAATCCGTCGCGCCGTACCTACGCAGCTCGCGCGCGGCATAGGACGGATGGACGAGCGTGACGATGTCGCCGCTCTGCACGTAGTGGATGTCGAACAGGTCGGCCGCAGCGTATGGGTTCGGGATCTCGAGAATCCCCGCCGGCATCGCATACCAGTAGGTTGCGTTCGGCGGCGCGTTGCCCGTGGTAGCCGCGATGCAGTAGTAGTTCACGCCGCCGCTCGAGACGAGGTCGCCGACGTCATACGCGGTCGCGCCGTTGTAGGCGGCAGGCGTTCCCGGCCCGACAGTCGCTCCCTGCGTGTGGAACCGGAAGTACCCGGCTCCCATCTCCACGACCAGCGTCTGGGTCGGGCTGAACTGGAACGGGATCAGGCGGGTCGCGGACGCGCTGTTCTTCACCTCGCGCACGAACGCAAGGCCGGGACGATTCTCCACCGCGCCCTGCGGGAGCGCGATGAAGTTGAGCATCGTCGATGCCCCCGTCTGGTACTTGGCGTCGTCGATGCGCCCGAACATCTCCGGGCTGATCTCGCCGCCTGCGAACGAGCGATAGTACGTCCGGGTGCTTGGCATCGGTCAGCGTCCTGAAGTCCAGGGGACGATATGTTCGACCTTGACGTCGCGCTGGTTCGCGTCGGACGCGCGCGCCTGCTGAAGGTACAGCAGCATCATCTGCGCGCACCGCTTCGCCTCGGCGGAACCCTGGTCGCCCTTGATGACCGGGCCAGCGAGCATCGACGCGAGGTGCCACGACAGCGCCATCGTGAACAGCGGGTCGAACTTGGTCGGGTCGTTGACGAGCGCCTGGTACCGCAGGAGCGCGTTCTCCTGGTCGGTGTACAGCACCTTGTTCCCGAGCGTGTCAGTCTCGATGGAGTACCGCTGCGGAACGTACTGCCCAGCGGCCAGCATCGGCGAGAAGTTCGCGTTGTAGTACGGGTATTCCGCCGGCGAGAAGCGCGTGGCGTAGTCGTTCTGCGCCTCGGGCGGAAGGACGGCGACGGCGGTCATCATGTCGCCGGGAACCGCGTATGCGTACTTCCACATCGTGTACGGCATGGTGACCTGCGCGAGCGAGGCTCGGCGCGAGGCGAAGTTCCATGCGTGCGTCTGGAGGAGGGTGTCGCGCGCGATGGGGTAGAACCGCGCGCAATGCTCTGCCTGTGCCGATCCCTCCGGAGGGTCGATGCTGGCGACGGTCGCGTCGTCCCCGAGGTGTGCGAGCGCGAGGTTGCAGATGTCAACGACCGATGCCATGCCGGCCTCCTATCAGGAACAGGAGGGGCGTCGAGGTTTCCCGCCGACGCCCCTCCTGTCAAGTCACAATCCGAGGATCACTCCGATGCTTCGGTCGCGGCGTTCTTGGGCTTCCGAAGCTTGCGAACAGGCTGCTCTTCGACGGCCTTCTCCTCGGGCGCCTCGAGGTACTCGAGGTTTCCGTTGAACGGGCCGTTGTACTCGAACACGTCGCCTTCGTGACGGTAGTGGTTGTCCACGAAGCAGACGACCTTTGCCTTGACCTTTGCCATCGTGTTCTCCTATCAGGTCACCGAGAAGCCGGAAGCGTAGAACTTGCGGCCGTCCTGGATGCCGTGGACGATTTCGGCGAGGATGCTGCCGGTCGTCGGGTTCGTGCCGTTCACGTCGTACCGAGCGCCGAGGTAGCGCAGGCCGAGGCTTGCAATCTGCGGGGGCAGGGCAACCACGTACTGCTTGCCGGCCACGAGACCGGAGTTTGCAAGAGTTGCATTCGTCTCGGCGAGAACGGTGTGCGACGAGAGGTTCGCGTTCGCCGAGATGATGACCTCAAGATCGAGGCTCGTCAGGGTGTTGAACGCTTCGATCACGGTGAACACCATGTAGAGTTTCTCGCCCTCGCCGATGTCGCGCGCGGTGCCGAGGTCGATGGTGTTGGTGCTGACCGCATCGGCGGTGATGGCCTGCCCGGTGATGGCGGAACCCGGCGTGTTGCTGCCGGAAACGGTGAGGAGGACGTCAGTAATCATTGGAGGATTCCCTTCTGTCCCCTATTAGGAGACAACGGCTTCGGTGTTGACGATGGCGTCCACCTTGCGGAGCGGAACACCCTGGAAGGACAGCCAGCTGTACGGGGTGCCGAACTGCGACAGACCCTCGTTCACTTTCAGGACGTACTGGCTCTTGTCGAGCGCAGCAATTGCGAGGCCGCTGTGGACGGTGCGGTTCATGTAGAAGGCCGCGCGGCCCATCGACATGTTTGGGATGCGGTACAGGGCGCGGCTCATCATCTTGATGATTGCCGTCGAGTCGCCGGCTTCCTGCGTGCCGCTCTGGGCCATCAGGTCATCGGTGTCGATGTTGCAAATGCGGACGACGTAGCGCCAGTCCTTCACGACCAGACCGTTCTTCCACTGGTAGCGGGTGGCGTATGCCTGGAGGCGGGTGCCATCGCTGTTGTAGACGGTCTGCTCGCCGAGATCCTCATGCATGAGGCCGGCCGAGCTGCCCTTCGGGAACGGGCAGTACGCGGTCTGGTCGCCCCACACGACGAGGTAGATCGACGTGTTGCTGGTGGCGTCCGAGCCGCCGGCCTTCAGCACGTTCTGACCGTTGCCGGCCGTGCTGCTCGAGTAACGCGGCGCGAGGCCGAGGAACTGCTTCGGGTCGGTGGCGGGGTTGCCGTAGAACAGCGTGGTCGCCTGCGTCTGGTTCATCGCCTCGAGGAACGCGACGTCCTCGGACAGGCGGAACTGCGCCGTGTTGCCGTTGAGCATCGCCAAATCCTTGTCAACCTCGCTGCGAGCCTCGAGGATGCCGCAAGCCTCGTCGACCTGCGCGGTCGTCGACTTGCTGTTCGGGATGCCCTGGTTGAGCGCACGCCAGTACACGCTCGGGAGGCCCGTGCGGATGACGACGCGGTCGCCGGTCGGGAGGTTGCCCTCCTTGAAGACGCAGTCCTCGAGGATCTCGTTGGTCTGCGAGAGGAGTTCCGCGACGACCGGAACGCGGCCCTCGGGATCGGTGCGCTTCGCCCAATCGGCGAGCGTCAGGTTGTAGGTGGAAAGAGTTGCCATTGCTTGTCCCCTTTCGTGGGATTAGGTGTTGGAGTAAAGAACGTCAGCGAAATCGGAGAAGCCCTTCGGGGCGCCCTTGCCAACGGCAGGAGCGCCGCCGACGAACCGATCCTCGCTGATCGCCTTGCCTGCGCGGTACATGAACCGGATCACCTCCGGGTGATCGCCCAGGCCGGACTGATTGAGCAGACTGCGGAGTTCGGCGGTGCCGAACGCATCGAGCGCCTTCTTGGCGACACCGAGGTTCTCGGAGAGCTTGTCGCCCCCGAACTCCTTGTCGCCTTTGGAGTTGGTCACCCACTCCGCTCGAACGGCCTCGATCTGCGCCTGCTGACGCTGGGCCATCTTGGGGGCCATAGCGTCGAGGACGCGCTGCGCGGCTTCCTGCGACAGGTTCAGCTCTTTGGCGACCGTGCTATACGCTTCCATGACCTCGGGGTCGAACGCTCGCCCTTCCTCGGCCTTGAACTCGTACTTGTCCGGCGCGCCCTGCGGCTTGGTGTCCGCAGCCGGCGCATCGGTCTTCGCATCGGTCGCCTCGGCCTTGCTCGCAGCGGCCGCGTCTGCGGCTTGCGAGTCCTGGGTCGTGGTCGCCTTCTGCTCTCCCCCGTACAGCTTCTCGGCCGTCGCCGCGACGCCGGACGGGGACTCTGATGCAGGAGCGGCTTGTGTGGTGGTTTCAGCCGTTTCCATCATCATTGGTTCGCTCATCGGTCTGTTCCTTCATCATGGTCGGGTAATGCTCGGGGCAGCAACCGTGGACGATTGCCAGCATCCGAAGTCCCGAGTTCCGTGCGCCTTCCGAGAACGCCATCGTCATCGCGTTGGTGTTGAACGATGACCGGAACACGCCTGCCTGGTCGAGCATGCGCCAGACGATCCGCCTGCCGCGCCTGCTCGCCATGAGCCACTTGACGTCCGATTCCTCGGCCTCCCTCGCCAACCTGTCGCGCAGCTCGCGGTTCTGCTTGTCGCGCTCCTGCCCACGCAGGTCGAGAGGGTCGTACTGGCTCACGGCCGAAAGATATCTGTGCGTCTATTTCTTACGGTTCCCGTTACGTGCTGGTGATCTTGAAGCTCCACGCCTCGAGCGTGATGAACTCGTTCGCGGTCGCGATCTGCCCGGTGATGGCGAACGTCTGCGCGATTCCGAATCCGCCGGTCGGCGTCATGGTGACGTTCGCGCCGGTCGACGCTCCGTGTCCGGGGGCAGCAAGGGCGTTCGAGACAAGGGTAGTGGCGGTGTTCGCCCACGCCTGCTTATCAAGGGACACACTCACGTTCGATCCGGCAACCGCCTGCGAATACCATCCAGCATCGCCGATGTTGACCTTGAGGGTCTTGTTGTTTGCGCTTCCCGTCATCGCGAACAGCGCATCGATCTCAAGTTCCATACCGAGCTTGATTCGGTTCGCCGGGATGGTCGCCGACCCGAGGGTGATGTCGGTGCCAACGACCGACACGGTCGGGGTGCCGAGGCCAGCAGCGAACGGGTAGTTGATGGTGATCTTCGTGGTGGCCGCGCTGACGTCGGTGACGGTGTACAGGCCGTTGACACCAGTACCGCCAGCCCAGGTGACGCGAACGAGCTTGTTCTGCGCGACGGCGTTGTTGAGGCCATGCACGCCGGCGCTCACCAGACGCACGCTGCCGCTGCTGTCCTCATAGGTCAGCGTGGTGAAAGTCGCCGCAGGGGCGACGATTGACACCGCTGCGGTCGAGGCGAAGTAGATCGGCTCGTTCCGCATGATCTGGAAGTACAGCTCGCTGCCGTCATCGTCCTTGATGCCGACGACGTCGTTGGTCGTGCTGTCGAACAGGAGGTTCGTTCCGGCCTTCATGTAGGGCATTGTGGTTCCTTCGTTTAGAGTTCGACCCCGGACGGCGAGCCGTACCCGGAGAACATGTTCATCACATCGGTCAGGGCGTTCTGGTTTCCGGTCGGGGCGGCCGCCATGTTGCGGACGGTCTTCGACTGCTGCTCCATCGCGGCGGCCTGCTCCTTCGCGGCCATCGCCTGGTTGCGAGCCTGCCGCAGGACGGCGACCTCCTTGTCGGCGATGATGAGCGACGGGTCGACGCCGAGCATGTCGGCGTAGATGTCAGCCCATTGGTCGCTGTCGAACTTGTCGAGGATGTCGGGCTTCATCTGCGCGATGGAGCCGAGGTTCCCGACGAAGCGGTCGACGGCGTTGGTGCCGATGGCGCGCTGCGCCTGCGCGAGCATTGACACGAACTCGACGTTCAAGTCCATGCCCTGCAATTCCTCTGGTGCCGGCGGCAGCATTCCGCTCTGCACCATGCGCGTGAACGTGATGTCAATGAGCGGGTCGAGCAGCTCGTTGTGCAGGCGCTCGAGGACGGGGCCGAGCATGAGGAGCTTCTCCTCATGGCGCTCGGCGACCTCGGTCGCGGTCATGCGGGTGTTCGGCTGCGTCGCCAGCATCAGGAACAGGTCGGCGTAGAACGCGCCACGGACGCGCTCGCGGACGTCCTGAATGTCCTGGAGCAGGTAGTTCAGGTTGAGGTTCACCTCGAACGCGCTGCGGATTCCCTGCGACGCGCCGTCGACGAACGTGATCCCGCCGGGGAGCGTGTCGACGTCACGGTTCTTCATGCCGGCCGACACCTGGAGCGGCGGCTTGGTCTGGTAGTCGATGGCCTGCGCCTTGCGGAGCTGCTCGTGCTGGAGCTGCTTGATGTCGCCGAGCGCCTCCATGCCGGGGCTGTTGCCGTAGATGTCGCCGCCGACCACCGACCAGCGGGGGCAGACGGCGGGGAACTGCATGAACCCGCTCTCGCGCAGGAACACGCCGTCCTCGCCGCCGACCTCGAAGTACCACGACCCGAACGGCATGTTCTTGCCGTCGCGCTTCGACATGTCGCGGTCGGCGCGAGGCTCGATGGCGTGGATGACCGGCACCCATTGGTCGAGGTTGCCCGTGCGGTACATGTTCTGCACCGACACGCTGCACTTCTCAAGGCCGAACTCCTTGACGATCTGCGAGACGGTCATCTCGAACTCGCGGTACAGGGTGCAGACTCGCCCCTGCGCGTCGGTCGAGATGCAGTATTCGCCCGTCGTGAGCGGGTAGTGGTGGATGACCTGCTCGAAGTCGGGCAGCACGATGCTCGCGCCCGTGCCGAACGCGCCGAGTTCCTCGTACATCAGGTGCAGCGAGCGGTAGGTGTTCGACTTCTGGAACACGCGCTGCATGCGCTTGGTGACGTCGTCGAGCCAGAGCTTGACGGGCTGGTACGAGTTCAGCTCCGGGTCGGGCGTCGCGAGCCGGAACCATTGCCGCGCCGGCGAGGTCGCGCCCGACATCAGCCCCGCGCCGAGGGTGCGGAGCGCGCGCGTCCCGGTGTTGTCGTAGATGGCGTTGTGCCTGCGCCAGCCCTTGTCGCGATCCTGGCGGAAGTAGCGCCCGTTGCGCGGGAGCAGGTAGGAGGTGATCTCCTGCCAATGCGCCAGCCACGACGCGCGCTCGCTCTTGAGCTGGCCCCACCGGGTAAACAGCCGATCCCGCGTGGGAGCATCGGGATACGAGGAGTTGTCTCCGGTGTACTGGCTCATATGTCAGCCTCCGAGGAGCGACGAGCGCCCGAGCTGGAGATCCTGCGGATTGACTCCCATCGGCCCGGTGAGCATGGTTCCGGACGGGCCGCCCATGCTTCCCTCGGCGGCGTTGTCCATGATGGCGGCGATGTTCGGCTTGCGGCGGTTCGCTGCCGACATGGCGATCTCCGACTGCCGCTGCTGGCTGCGAGCCTGCGCGGCCGCCTCCGTCTGCGCCTGCTGCTGCTGCTTCATCGCCTTCTCCTGCGCAGCGGCACCGCGCTCGCCGGCGACGATGGAGTAACTCGTTCCGGCAGCGGCGATGCCGGCGGCGACGCCGGCGATGATGGTGGAGATTCCTGCCATGTCAGATTTCCTTCACGTGAGAGCGTTCGGTGTTGACGTATCCCATGCGCGACAGCATCCTCGCGATTGGCGTCTCGCCGTTGATGACGAGTTCGCTCATGCACAGAAGCCTCGCGCCCGATTCCTTTGCCCATTCCTCGAGCGCCGCAATCAGGCGGAACGGGATGCGCGTCATGCGGTGCGCCGGATCAACCCACCAGGCGAGTTCGACGGCGCACGAAATGCTCGGCGCGAACCACATCGGAGCGATGATCCCCGCGATGACGCCGACCAGCTTGCCATCGACCTCGGCGACGAACATCACGCCGGATCGGATGACGGAGATGATGCCCGTGCGTATGTCATCGTCGGCTGGCGCGATCATCGTGCCATACGCGCTGTAGCCGATGAACTCGCGTGCCATTGCGGTCAATTGGTCGACGTCCTGTTCGGTTGCCTGCCTGACCATGACTCTATTCCTCCATGATGCGATTACGGTTCCCGTTCGTAGGGGTCGTAGTCGCTGCCGCGCTTCGTGATGCGGTCGCGCACCTCGCGCGGCAACTGCTTGCTGACGGCGAACGAGAACGTGAGCGCGAGCGCATCGGCGATGTCGGGCGACCCGCCGCCTTGCAGTCGCTTCTTGATCTCGTCCTTCGACTCGAGGACGCGGCGTCCGACCGTGTCGTAGGAGTAGGTCGGCGTCGACAGCTCGACCTTCAGCGTCGACTCGTCAGGGATCGCCCCGCCGGCCTCGAGCCACTCCTTGACAGCCCACCACATCTCGGCGCGCTTGTTGACGAACAGGTTCGGGTAGGTCGCCTTGCCGCCGAACGCGACCTCGGTGACGTCGTAGCCGAGCTGCCGTAGGCGGTCGATCACGCCGGCACCAGCGCCTGCGTCGATGAACACCGCGTCGGGGTCGCGATCCTCGATGACGTTGGCGACCAGGCTCGCGAGCGACATGTTGTCAATGCCGTGGCGGATGATCGGCTCCTCGGCGCGCAGCCCCTGCCGCAGCATGATGACGCTGCGGTCATCGCCGAACCGGGCCGGATCGACGCCGATCACTAGCGGAGAGTCGATGATGTCGCCGTCCTGGTACTCGCGCTCGGACGCGGCCTCGGCGTCGGCGAGCGAGATGAGCTGGTCGTCGCCTGCCGCGCTGAAGTCGCACAGGAACTCGCGAGAGAACGCCTCGGGGGACATGTCGCGCTTCAGGCGAGCGACCTCGTCGGGGTCGAGCGCGTCGGTGTCGTTGACGGTGTACCTCTTCGCGACCCAGTCCTCGAGGTTCCCGGCCTTGTAGTACAGCTCGGCGAACAGGTTCATGCCGGCGGGTGTGCCGATGAACAGCGCCCACCCCTTGCGGTCGGCGAGCGCAGGCTGCACGATCTCCGTCCATACCTCGGGCTTGATCTGGGCGACCTCGTCAATGACCGCGCCGTCGAGGCGGATGCCGCGCAGGGCGTCGGGATTGTCGCCACCGAACAGGCGAATGGTCGCGCCGTTGTGCTTGAACGTCACGGCGAGATCGACCTCGTTGACATCGACCGCCCCGGTCGCGCGCAGAGGGCCGAGCTTGTCCTTCAGTCGCGCCCACGCGATGGCCTTCGCCTGTTTCAGGAACGGCGCGACGTACACGAAGAACCCCAGTTCCCGGCTGCACTTGACAGCGCGGTTGATGAGTTCCATGATTGCCAGCTCGGTCTTGCCGGCGCGGCGGTGCAGCACCAGGACGGTGAACCGCCGCTTCAGGAGGTGGCACTCGCGCTGCCACGCTCGAGGCGCATACGTGAGTTCAATGTCCGTCTTCGGCATCGGGGACGTTGGTCTTCAGGACGATGCTGACGCCGCCGGCGTGGTCGACGCCGACCCGGTCGCCGTACTTGCGCGGGTTCCACTTCGCGAGCAGCTTCAGGCGCGTCTCGATCTGGAGCTTGCGCCATTGCACCTCGACGGCATCGCGTGGCCGGGTGTCCGACAGCACCTGGCATTGCTCGGCCAGCGCGTCGTGTCCATCCTCGCGCGCGCGCGCGATGCGTAGGTTGATGTCCTCGTACTCGTCCATCCAATCGTAAATGACTGTGAAGTGCGGCTTTCCTTCCTGCCTGCACCACTCGCGCAGGGGCTTGCCTTCCCCGATCCACGCGACCAGTTCGTCAAGCAGGCGCGTTCGGTCTTCCCTGCTCCACGCGCTTCCATGCTTTGGGGGTTGCTGCCCTGCGCTGGTAGCGGCAGATTTTCTTGACGGTTTCAACGTGGAGTCCGAACTGCCTTGCGAGGCGTCGGTAGCCGATGCCGTGGTCTTCGTGGAGTTCGCGGATGGCGTTGACGGTTTCGTCCGTGATCGTGGCATTGTGGTGTCCCTCCCCGATTCGTCTGCCGTTCTCGTTCACGGCGACCATCTTGGTTTGCCCAGCAGGGGGGCTAGAAGGCATCAGGATCGCTTCCGTGCCTTCCGGCGGGTGTCGGCACGGTTGAACTCTCGGGCGACCTTCTGGGAGATTCCCGCGCGCTTGGCGAAGGCGCTGCTGTGGGCGGCCGCTGCCATGAACTTGCGCTGCTTTGGTGTCTTGCTTGGCAATGGGTTCAGCTCCTGCGCTGGAGGACGAGGTCAAATCCGGCGGCGTTGGCGATTGTCAACACCGAGTCGAACGCTGGCTTTCGGCGACCGATGACGGTGCCGGGTGACCCGAGCAGGCATCGGACGGTGTGTGCGCGGAGGAGGCCGGCGGCCTCGAGCTGACGGGCGAGTCCGCTGCGAGTCATGCCTTGGGAGGCAACCTCCTCGGTCACCGCCGTCTTGAAATCGTCATACGAACGGATATGCATATGCGGGAGCATATCAATCGGGGTCGACGAGCTGCCCGAAATCTTCGCTCGTTGCAGCCCATACCACGCGAGCGGTGCCTGGGCCGAGGAAGTTCTGCTCGATGTTGTCCGTCACGAACGCACGTGCGTCGGGCATTGACATGTTCTCGTCGTCGCGCAGACGGGCGGCGATCATGTCCCCGCTGTAGACGGCGACCGGGACTCCATGCTCGTCGGGCGGCAGCGGAAACATCTTGCCGAGCAGGCAGTCGTCTAGGCCGCCGAGGAGAATGGCTGCCGGCTGCTTTCGTCGACGCTTGCCCATGCACCGCAGTTTACCGAGGGGTCGGCCATCTCTCGGGATTTCTGCGGCAGTAGTCGACGGCGACCGCAAGGACGCGGCGCGACTCGCCCACGGGCATGCGCTGGCGCACGGCGTCGATCTCCGCAGGCGTCGCGGTGGCGAGGACGTCCTCTGCCCATGCCTCCCAGTCGGCGACCTCGGCGTCGGTCAGCGGCTGCACGTAGGCGGCATCGCGCCGGGTTCGCTCGGTGTCGTGCGTCGACGTCGACGCGCCGACGAGCGGGGCGGTGAGCTTGCAGTACGCGCGGTTGATCGCCGAAACGGACGGCTCGCGGCGCGACTGCATGGCGTTGTCCTCGATGCACTTTCGCAGGGTGTCCTGGTGCAGCAGTCCCCATCGGTCGTTCAAAAGTCGGGCCTGCTCGTCGGTCGGTCGCCACTTCGGCCACAGGGATGCCATGAGTCGCTTGTTGGTCGGCCAGGTGATTTCGTCGGTCATCGGTGTTCCCTTCGCTCGGTTCGTCAGAACGGAATCCAGTTCGGATCGGCTACTGCCTTGTCAAGATCCCTGCGCCGCAGGCGCTGCCCCCCCTTTGAAGGGGGGGCTTTAGGGGGGATTGGTATCTGACTATGACTGTGACTAGCATTGCTCGCGCATATGCGGTCGCATTGCGGTCGCATTGCGGTCGCATCTGCATCAGCATCTGCGGGAGCATCTGCTCCGGCATTGCTCGCGCTTTGCGCGCGCTTCTGCCACGACGCTGCCGCCGCGCGTTTCGCGTTGTCGGAGCGGGACTTACAGATTCCACGGCATTCCTCGAGCCGCGCGTTCACCATTCGGTCGCTGTCAACGAGCGCGAACTTCGCTCGCACGGCGTCCCAGTCTGCGTCCTGCATCTGCTCTGCGCCCGCTATGCGCGCGCATTGCTCGCGCATTGCGGGTGCATGCCCGTTCGCCCATTGGTAGGCCAGCAGCGAGATGTAGATCCCGCGCTGGGTTGCGTTCATCCCGATCACCGACAGCGTCCAGTCTGCTGCGTAGAAGGGGAACCACGGATAGTTCGTTGCCATGCGATACCTCGAAACGACCGGGGTGGGGCAGGGAGCGGGTGCAGCGCACCTACCCCACCGCCGGCCTTTGGGATGTTGAGCAGTTGCACCCGCTCTGCGATCAGTATACCATCTCGTTCGGCGCGTCGGCGAGATGCCCAGGATTGTTTCCTGTTCGCCGCGCGCCGCTACGGGTAGCCACGGACGGCTCCCACCTTTGCCCCCGGATGCGCCCCGCAGGATCGCAAGATTCGCGGGGCGTTCTTTCTATGCGCGTGACACTCACGGAAACCGAGGCGCGAATCTGCAAGTGGCTTGCGGAGCAGCGGTTCACCACCGCTCGCGCCGCCGGCGTGAAGGACGCGCAGCTCGGGCCGCAGGCGAGCGCGCAGACGGATCTCGACGGCATCGCCGGCGAGTTCGCGTTCTGCAAGGCGGTCAACGTCTGGCCCGACATGACCATCGGTGCAAGGCGCGGAGGCCACGATGCGCTCCTCAACGGTCTGACCGTCGACGTCAAGACGACGCGCGTCGAGAGCGGACATCTGCTTGCCACGCTCGGGAAGGCGTCGACCGCCAGCGACATCTACGTGCTGGTCGTCGGGACGATCCCGTCGTTCCGCATCGCCGGATGGGCGACCGCGCATCGGCTGCTTCGCGCCGAGAACGTCAAGGACTTCGGGCATGGTCGCGGCTACGCGCTCGGGCAGCGCGACCTTCGACCGTTCGAGCAGCTGCGGAAGTGCTGCACTTGTGAGGATCTGTAGCACTTTCGCTCCATGCGGCGAGGTTGCATCACGCATGCAACATGGTGCAACATGGGACACAGCGGCGCTTCGCACCGCCTGTCCCCGGCGAAAGGTTGTTGCTACCCCAACGGGTGATCGTCGCGCCGGCGTACCTCGCGGCCTTCAGGGCGCGCCCGTGCGGGTGGTTGGCGTCGACTGCCGCAGACCCGCGTCCTCGCGAGCGTAGTATACGCGCACGATGCCACGCCACGCTTCTCTCCCGTATCACCTGTACGTCAACGTCTGCAACTCGGCGCTCGGGCCGAACATGCCGAAGGGAACGACGCGCGGCATCTGGCACGCGGCGTACTGCCGGCCGGGACAGGCGATGCTCGCGCACGTGCTGCTCGAGAGCGGCGCGAACTGGTGCGGCGTGCCGCTGCATCTGATGTCCACCTTGACGACGTTCGGCAACGGCATCGACTCGCTCCAGCCGTGGGGCGGCATGGGCGAACACCTTGAGGTCGTGCATCTGACCTACCTCGAGGGGCTGCTGTGCATGGGCGTGAACCGCAACGACGGATTCACCGGCCGGCACACCGGACTGACGTTCGACTGGTCGGACGGGTTCAGCCGCTACCCGCAGGAACACAAGCCGCTGAACCTCATCGAGCGCGGCGACGGGCAGTTCATGCTGCTCCCGAACAACCACGTGCAGTACCTCGACAGGCACTTCACGAAGTTCTCGAAGGGTTCCGAGGACTTCAGGCACTACCGCCGTGGTGAAGAGGTCTACTGGCTCGACTGACGCCTGTAGCCCAGGCGATACAGCAGCCGGCTGACGTCGTTCGCGGTCTTCGTCACCGCGTCCTCGTCAAGCTCCGGGCGCGAGGCGTGCAGGGCTTCGTGGACAATCGTGTCGAGCATGTCCTCGGCCGATTGCCCGAGGCGCACGCGGATGATGCGCGACTCCAGGTTCATGCCGAAATCGACCTCGCCGTCGTTGCGAAGGTTCGGCACGAAACGCAACTCCCAGTACCTGCCGCCGAGTCGGACGCGCATGGTCGGATCACTTGAAGCCGCGACGCATGGCCGCGAACGCGGCGGGACTGACGGTCGACTTGGACTTCGACCTGCTGGTGCCGGCCTTGCGTCGTGCGTTGATGTTCGCGTACAGGCCGCGCTTCGCTGTCTTCTTCGCCATGTTCAGCTCCTTGAGGTCTTGCCGCTGCACTTCCACTTCGCGCGTGACAGTCGCAGCGGACTGTTGGGGTTCTTCGCCGCAGCCGGGTGCGACTTCATCTGTGCGAAGCTGCGCGCGCAGTAGGCGTCGCCCTTCGCGGTTCCTGGCTTGATGCGGTCGCCGCCGCCCTTCGCCTTGCCGGCCTGTCCGTAGGAAACCTTGCGCGTGCGTCCCGTCTCCGGGTTCCGCACGACCTTGACGAATCGCTTGCCCTTTGCTGGCGTCGGCATGTGTGTCCTTCTGAAACGGCTAGTGTGCGTCCATGATGTCCCACGCGATGCGCGGGTGACCTCGAGAGCGACCGCCGTGCTGGTCGTTCTCCGTCTCCCATCGTATGAACAAACGCACCCACTTCGCGCGCAGGCTCGTCGGCCCCGGCCCCTTCTCGACGATCCATCCGCCCGAGCCGTCGCCCCAATCCTGCTTGTAGGTGCCGCAGCGGATGAAATCACAATGCCTGTTCCTGATCTCGTACACGCCGTTGCGAGTCTCGAGGTACTCGCGAGCGACGCCGACGATGTTGGAGTGGTGGTTGTGGCCGACCGCGATGCAGTCGACGCCCTCGAGCCACGACATCATTCGCCGGCTGTCAAGGACGCCCATCGACATCGGTGCGCCGCCGCCCGAACCGTGGTGGTATCGCATCGTCCAGGTGAGCTTGCAGTTGTTGACGCCGACGCGCAGCTTGAACCAGCCGCCGTAACCGCCTGCCCCGATCTGCGACCTGGGATTGATCGACTTGATGGCGCGGACGAGGTTCGTGGTCGGGCAGGTTTCGTGGTGCTTCAGCCACGCGGATTCGTGATTGCCCTGCCCCATGAACGCCCAGTTCTGCGCGTATGGCGCGTAGCGTTCGGCCGTCTCGTTGATGACGGCGTCGAAGTAAGCGGCGGCAGCGTGGCTCGAGCGGAGCATCGCTTTGGACTGCCTTCTATCCGAGACGCCGCACATAAGATCGAGGCAATCTCCGAGATCGCAGATGATCGCGCCTCGCTCGACGGCCTCGCGCAGATGCTTCTCCTCGAGCGCCCGGTCGCACTTCGTGTTGTCGGTGTGCGCGTCCGAGCGCAGGAGAATCCATTGCTCCCACGACCGGAAGTTCTCGCCGACGCAGTCGACGATGTGGATATTCCGTCCGTGGTGGGTGACCGTCCACGACGGCGCGGCGACCGTGCCGGCATTCGGCTTCGCGCGGCGCACGGGCTTGCTGGTCTGGCCCACCGCCTGACCCTACCACGGGTTACGGCGTATCCGAGATTCGGAAAATAATCTTCAAGATTCTTGAAGGTCTGCGTCTTGACAGCCGATATACGACTGCATAACTTGCCCCTGTCAATGAACGGCACGTTGCCCGACATTGACGGACAACAGAGGAGACAGCCATGCAGGTGATGACCGTCAACCGTGGACTCGAGAACCCCGTGATCCGCAACCGACACCGCGACGTCCTGCTCACCGCCGCCGAGCAGCTTGCCACGCCGTCCGCGAGCCGCCTGGTTCGCGCGCATCAGGCGTTCAACCACGCCGACTACGACAACACGCCGGCGTTCGACGCCGTCGTCGAGGAACTCGCGCAGGCCGAGGACGCATTCCTCGCGCTGCACGGCGGAACGGAGGTGCGCCTGTGAAGTCGGACACCGCCGTCACCATCGACCGCATCTTCGAGATGGTCACCGTCCTGCACGCCAAGCCGCTCACGCGCGCCGACCTCGCTCGTCGCTGGAACATCACGCCGAGGCAGGTGTCGAACATCGTTCTCCGCGCCCGTGATTGGTGCAACGTGCAGATCGAACACGAACCCGGCATCGGGTATCGCGTCGTGAATCCCGGCATCCTCAACCCGAAGGCGGTGCGCCGATGAACCTGTTCGACGCAGCAGAATCGGAACGGCGCAAGGACGCCGGCATGGCGCTCGCCGCCGACAACCGCGAGGCGATCCTCGAGGTCGCACGCGAGCGCGCGCGGTTCGTCGCCCGTGAGCGTGGCGAGGTGTCAATGGACGACGTCGCGGCCGCACTCGTCGTGAACGGGTACGACCCGGCCGAACTCGGCAACGCCGCCGGCAGCGTGTTCCGTGGCCGCGAGTGGGTGTGGACGGGGCGCTTCGTCAAGAGCGCGCGCGTCGCCAGCCATTCAAACCTTCTCCGAGTCTGGAGGCTCGCATGAGCGACCGCATCATCAACATCGAGCAGACGCTCGACGTCTTCAGCTCCGATGTCGGCAACGACATCGCCGACTACGTCGCATCCAACGACATCACGCTCACCGTGTCGGCGCGTTGGATCGAGGAGGAGTACGAGCTGCACTCGACCTGGGGAAGCCTCACCAAGTTGCGCCGCTACCGCCTGTCGGATTGGACGATCCTGTCCGTGAACCTGAACGGCGTGCCGCTCACCAACGACAACATGCCGAGCGAGTTCCCGATGCAGGCGGTGATCCAGGCGATGGACGGCAAGCCGATCCGCGAGCAGCTCGAGTCGCTCGGGCCGAAGGCGAGGCGCAAGTGAGCAGCCTATTTTCACATCACATCGAAAGACAGCAACGCCTCGATGACCTTGCGAAAACTCTGCGTGGCATGTCATCACTCATTGGTCTGCATGGTTGGTATCAGTCGAACAATGTATTGCTCGAGGCTGCCGATCTTGCGGAGGAGGCTGCTGCAATTCTGATCGGCGAGCGCATCGCCGCATACGAGCAACGGGGTCGCGTTGACCCCACCCCCGCCGGAACAGCCGGAATTGCGCCGGCGGGGGACTTGAACCACGAAGGAGA